GATCGACGACACCGGCGGCACGAGCCGCGACATCAGCGACACGCTGACCAGCGTCGACTTCCCGGAGACCATCGAGACCGCTGAGACCACCGCGTTCGGCGCGACCTCGAAGTCGTACATCGTCGGTCTCCGCGACGCGACCCTGTCGGTGTCCGGCATCTGGGACGCGACCGTCGACGGGTACTTCATCGGCACGGAGCCTGCATCACGCACGTTCATCTACGGACCGGCTGGCGACACCGGCGGTAACGTCAAGTACACCGGCGAGGCGATCCTGACATCGTTCAGCATCTCGAACCCGGTCGGTGATGTCGTGACGTTCTCCGCTGACTTCCAAGTCACCGGTGACGTGACTCGCACCACGTTCTGATCTAACCAACAACCAAAGGAGTGACCATCGTGTCCATCATCGACAAGATCAAGCAGGCTCGCGACACCGAAGCGGAGTCGTACACGATCGACGAGTGGGATGTCACCGTCGAGATCAGGTCAATGTCTGCCCGCCAGCGGGCGAACATGAACACCGTGATCGAGGACGACGGCACAGCCGCCGAGAAGCAGGAACTCATGTGGGGCTACCTGCTGTGCTCGTGCGTGTTCGACCCGACGTCCGGCGACCCGGTGTTCACCGAGGACGACATGGAATGGCTGTTGTCTGACAAGTCGTTCGCTGTCATTGACCGGCTCACCGCGAAGTGTTTAGAGGTGTCCAGCGTCAACCGGGAAGCGGTGGACGAGGCGGGAAAATCCTCCTCGGGTTCCCCGACAGACGAGGAGTAACTCATCCTGAGCGGCGGTTCATGTTCCATCTCGCGCGGGAGTTGGGTATGACCGTGCGTGAACTCGGTGAGCGTATGTCGTCGACAGAACTCGTCGAGTGGATGGCGTTGTACAAGATCGAAGCAGGTGAGCGAGATCATCAACGGCAGGTAGCGGAACAACGCAGCAAGAGGAAGCGGTAGGTCATGGCGGACACAGCAGTCGTCGCACGTCTGAAGGCGGTGCTCACGGGCGACTCGTCAGGGTTGCGTCGTGACCTCACCCAGTCTGAGAAACGACTGAAGCAGTTCGGTGATCGAGCGTCCGCGCTCGGCCGGACAATGACGACCCGCGTCACGTTGCCGCTCGTCGGTGTCGGCGCGGCCGCAGTCAAGGTTGCCGCCGACTTCGAGAAGTCGATGACGTCGATCACGGCGCTCGTCGGTGTCGCCCGCGAAGAAGTGCAGCGGATGGAAGGCGACGTCCGCTCGATGGCTGTCCAGTTCGGCAAGTCCGGCACCGAGGCCGCTAACGCGCTGTTCTTCATCACGTCGGCAGGTTTGCGCGGGTCGGTCGCGACGGACACGCTCGCCGCGTCGTTGAAGGCGTCCGCGATCGGACTGGGTGACACCGCCACAATCGCCGACCTCGCCACGTCGGCGCTGAACGCATACGGTGCCGACACGTTGTCCGCGTCCGAGGCCACCGACGTTCTGACCGCCGCTGTCCGCGAAGGCAAACTCGAAGCCGGTGAACTCGCCGGGTCGATGGGACGAGTGCTGCCGCTCGCCTCGGCAATGAACGTGTCCTTCAACGAGGTCGGCGCAGCGTTCGCCGCCCTGTCCCGTACCGGCACAAACGCGGCCGAAGCCGCCACCCAGATTCGCGGCATTCTCTCGTCGCTGTTGCGGCCGACGAAACAAGCCGAGGAAGCCCTAGAAGGCATGGGGCTGTCGTCCGAGGGGCTACGCACCCAGATACGCGAAGAAGGGCTGCTAGCCACTCTCAAGACGCTGTCAGAGGAGTTCGCCGGTAACGAGGCTGCGGCGGCGTCGGTGTTCGGCAACATCCGTGCCCTGTCAGGTGTGCTCGACTTGATGGGTGCGAACGTCGCGACGACTGAGGCGATCTTCGCGTCGATGGCGGACACGACCGGCGCAGTCGACAATGCGTTCGAGGTCGTGTCGGAGACAGCATCGTTCCAGTTCCAGCAGGCGATGGCTGAGATCAAAGAGTCGATGCTGACGCTAGGCCAGTCGATCATGCCGATGGTGACGGACGCGCTCGGCATCATGGTCGATATCGTCCGTGATATCACCGGCGCGTTCTCCGGTCTCGACGACAACACGAAGACGATCATCGGTGTCATCGCAGGCATCACCGCTGTCGCCGGTCCGGCCGCGCTCGCCGTCGGTGCGCTATCCAAAGCGTTCACGTTGCTCGCCGCGAACCCGGCATACCTTGCGATCGGCGCAGCGATCGGCGGTATCGCTATCGCGCTCGGCAACATGTATCAGAATCAGCGTGAGGCACGCGCCCGACAGGAAGCGTTGACCGAGGAGTTCCGTCGCGCGAACGATCCGGCGACGACCCTGATCGACCGTATGTCGCAACTCGCCGCCGAGATCAACGGTGTGCGTGACGCCGCCGAAGGCACCGAGGGAAGCGTCGAGTCGTTCGTCGGTGCCGCGGCAGCGATGGCAGCGATCGAGGTCGAGGGTGTCGCCGACGCTATGGCGCGGGTCGGGTTGACGTCGCGTGATCTCGCCGAAGCGTCCGAGTTCGCGTCGCGTGATATCCGCAACCTTGACGACGCCAACAAACTGCTGTCCGACTCGTCGAACACGACCGCGCAACGGTTGATGAAGTCGGAGAGTGCGCTCGGCGACTTTGTGCGGGCGCTGTACGAGGCCGAGCAGGCCGGGACAGCAACCCACGAGCAGATCGAGGACATCATCGGTGCGCTGTACATCTCAGCCAAGACGTTCGACGATCACCGCGACAAACTCGACGAAGAAGCGAAGCAGTACTTCGTCACCGGCAAAGCGATGGAAGATTTCGGTGGCATCCTCGGCACCGAAGCAGTCGACAAAGCAATGGCAGCGGCGGGCGCGTCCGATAACTACAGTTACTCGCTGGAGATACTGGAAGGCCAACTCGGGTACGTCACCGCCGAACTCGCGATCGCCGAAGGTCACATGCTCGACATGGAAGCGGCGACACAAGCGGCGACGGACGGGTCGCTACAGGGCGCACAGGACTTCGAGACGATGGCACGGTCGCTCGTCGCCGCCGGTAACGCCGCAGGCTACGACGCGGTCAAGACGAAGGAACTCGTCGAGCAACTCGGCATCCTTGACGAACTACCTGACGAGATCAAGATGGAACTCGGTCTCGACGTCGTCGGTGTCGACGCGGTCATCGACGCTGTGCAGGCGTTGCTGAACGCCCAGATGGCGATTATGACGCAGGTCGATCGCATCCCGGCGTCGATCGCGGAACGCTCACCGGACATCCAGATTCTCATGCAACTGCTGTCCGACCTTCGCAACATCGACACCGACTCCGGCGGTGTCGGCGGCGGCGGTGGAGGTGGCGGCGGGTTGTCGGCACCGATCGACGACGCGACCCGCGCCGCCGAAGAAGCGCAACGCCAACTCGACCAGTTAGGCAAGGCGGTCGACCGGCTCGGTTCGTCGATGATGGGACGCGACTTCGTCAAGGACTTGTTCGGTGCGTCACCCGACGAGTTGGCAGACATCTTCGAGACCATCGTCGGAGAGATGGACGACCTCGGGATGCTCGCCGATCAAGAAACGTCGGCGGCTATCGCGCGCCTCGGTGAGCAGTTCATCGCGGCCGCGTCCGCCGCCGAGGAACTAGCAGAGGCGACTCAGGCACTCGCAGACGCACAAGACGAGTTGGGTCGACGTGAGCAGGTGCTCGCCGACATCCGCGACCGGTACGCCGAGTTCCGTAAGGAGTTCGGTCTCGGTCAAGTCAAGATCGCCGGTGACAAAGACCCGCTCGCGTTAGCACTCAACGCGATCGAGCAAAGCCTGCCGAAACTGCGTGCGGCACAAGACGAGTTGGCGAACCTGAAGCAGCGTCGCGGTTCGTTCGAGGATCAAGTGTCCGGGCTGTTCCAGCCGTCGCTATCGCCCGACTCGAACGTGATGGCACAGACCCAGCGGATGCTCGGACAGGCACGCGAGTTCCGCGACAACCTCATCAAACTCCGTGACAAAGGTTTCCCACCTGACGTCATCGCCGAGGTTGTCAACGCCGGTCTGGCGGGCGGCGCTCGGCTGTCGAAGCAACTGCTCCGACTCGGTACCGGCGAGATGGCCGACTTCCTTCGTATGCGCGAGGAGATTGCCGCGATCGGGGCAAGCACCGCGAAGGTTGCGGGCGAGGTGCTGTTCGGTGCGGACATCGCCGGGGCGCAAGGCGAGGTCGACAGGCTTGTCGGTGTCGTCGATCGGCTGTATCAGAACG